GGGATGTCCGAATTACTGGAAAGACACAGAAGCGTAGGGGGATCTTACAAGACAACAGATCTGATCCAGACAACACCGTATCACAATGTTGACATCATCACAGCGAATGGGTATTTAATGCGGACTAACATGAACCTGTTGCTGAACGAAAAAGAAGATCAGATCCTTCGCTTTGCGGCTGCAATGCTGGAAGTACAGGATGTATATGATTATTGCGTGGTTGATTGTGGGTTGCTGCTGGATATGACCGTGACGAATGTTCTGGTGGCGACAGATCTTGTGATCCTTCCGGTTAAGATCGGCGGATTTGAAATTGAAGCAATCGCAAACATGGATGAACAGCTGGAAGATCTGCGAAGCCTGAATAACAGGATTCGCATGAAGATTTTAATGACTATGCGGCAGAAGAACCAGACAAGCCTTCAGGTGGAAGCGTGGCTGAAAGAATCATCTGGACAGGATTGCTTCGTGACGGCTGTTAGAAGATCCATCATTGCGGAAAAGGCAACCATGCAGCGCGTGCCGCTTCCGAAGTTTTCTAAAAATTGCATTGTTACGCAGGACTATCGAAACGTTGTGACGGAACTGCTGAAAGATATGGAGGGATAGACATGGAAATTGATGGACAGGTAACGATCAGCCTGAAGACATTTAACCAGCTTCAGAACAGGGCAAAGCAGGCGGACGAACTGAAAAAGAAAATGCAGGATCTGCAAGAGGAGATCACAGACATTATTGATCAGATTGACGAATCGGAAGCGGAACCGATCTTTCGTGAAATTGATGATAGTAATATGACGGATAAACAGATACAGAAAAGGTTCGATGAAGCGATTGCGAAGTTTAGGATCATTCTGGATCCGGAGAAGACAAAGCGTTTGATTCAGAAGTACATAGAAAAAGACAGAAGTGATTCACACGCGGATGTGAAGAACGCAAGCCGGAAGGTGCTGGAACAGATAACGATCACGATGAAAGCAGAGGAGGAATAAACATGGCAGCAGGATGGAGCGTAATGGATGCCTTAAATAAAAACAGCAAGGCAGCAGCAGAAGAGAAACCGAAAGCAAGATTCCGGACACGGGACATTAGCATCCGGAAGATTTACAGCAATGACAGAAATTTTTATTCGATGCCGGGAATTGAACAGCTGGCACAGGAGATCTTGGCGGTTGGTCTGATGGAAAATATGACAGTGGCATATGCACCGTGTGAACGCGGAGAATATAAGATCATCGCCGGGGAAAGAAGATGGCGCGCATTGAATTTGTTACTGGAAAAGGGATATGAAGATTTTGAAA